TCAAGCTCCTTGAAGAAAGGCAGAAGATTGGCACCGGCTTTCCCGAACAGCGCCATGGCTACCGCGCTTTTCTGTGCCCCGTCCTCAAACCCACCAAGCGCCTTGGCTACGGCCTCCATCTGCGCCGCAGGGTCTAACGTCTTGAACTCCGCTATCGGAATGCCCAGCGCCGACAACGCCGCTCCAGCCGCCTTTGAATCATCATCCACGCCGGTCAAATTCTTGGCGAGCTTATTCATGGCTGCGGCGACATCATCTACAGTGGTGCCGGCAACCTTCGCAGCAACAGAGAATTGCGCAAGAGTCTCCGCGCTGGCCCCCGTTTTCTCCTCGATGTCCTTGAAACTAGCAGCCTGATCAACAAGGTGGTTGATGGCTAACGCCGCGCCCAAAATCGCGCCTTCAAGAATTACGAAATTGGCTGCGGCAAACTTTGCGGCAGAGGCTATCTGCTTATCTAGCTGCGCTGCAAACTTCTTGGCCTGCTGCTCCGACTTGGTCAGCCCGGTGAAGAACTCCGCCGCGTCGAGTCCGAGCGTGACAACCAACCCACCAAGGCTACTGGCCATTACTGCTCCTTCCTTCGCGGGTTGTAGCCGAACGCCTTACGCGCCGCCTCAAGATCGACTACCTCGGCCACTTCCTCCTGCCGCAGTTCAATCAGGTAATCTTGCAGCCCGACATCCTTCGCCCCGCCCATCGTGATCGCAATCAACTGTGCAATCTGCGCCATGTAATACTCCACGCGCCGCGTGGGCAGCAGTCGGCTGCGGGCATACTTCTGCCAGCGTTGGAACTCGCGCTCGGTCATCGTGCGCGCGAGCAGTTCCGCTGGCTGTCCCAATTCAAGCGCCAAGTCCATGAGGAACTCCTGACGCCCTGTCAGTTTCCCGCTTCGTCATCCGGGTCGGATAGCACCTGCCGCAATAGCTTCCACGGCTGCGAGGCAAGCAACTGCACATCGCCCGCGTTGTCGGGATCAAACAATCGCTTGCCCGCCTCGTCGCACAGCACGCGCGCTGCCGCGCGGGCAAGGCGATTCTTGTCCTTCTTGTCGGTCGTGTCGTCGGTCTGCGCCTCGACCTCGGCGACGGTCAGGGCGCGAACGTATACCGCGCCCCAAACCGGAACCTCAACCTTGCGAGGTTTCTCAATCGCCGTTTGCTGCATTGCTGTTATGAGTTGGTCGCGGTTCATGGTTAGTAGTCGTACCTGTTGCCCGTGTTACGGATGGTCGCGCTCGCCGTGTACAGCCCGCCGACCGCCGCCGTTTCCGACTCCTGCTGCACGAAGCCGAGTTGAACCATGTTGCCACCCGCGTTCGGCAGTACGACCTGCACCGCCATCTTCTCGCCGCTGAGGTAGAAGTCGTGCAGCGCGCCTTGCACTGCCGTCAGCGGGGCAAAGTTGAAATCGATCTGCGTCGTGCCGAAGTCAGGCAAGCCGATTTCGTATTCCTGCGCCGTGGAGCAGATTGTCGTGGCCGCGATCTCCGGCGACGTACCGCCCTGCCGGTTGTAGTTCGTCAGTTCGCAGAGGTTGCTGAAAGCGCCTTTGTCCATCAGCCCGCCGCTCGTGTACGTTCCGTACCCGGTAGAGTCGGTGTCCACCAACTGGAACGTGCCCGACGTCAACTGGTTCACGACGAACACGCCGTTATTGACTTCGGTCATCCCGGCCACGCCCGTGATCTTGACGACATCGCCATCGACCAGACCGTGCGCGGTAATAGACACCACCGCCGGGTTCGCTTTCGTGATTGCCGTGATTGCTTTGGAAGGGCTTTCCGCATCGTAGCCGGTAAGCACCTTGATGTTGGAACCGTGGAACTTGTAGCGAAGACCACCTGCCATGATGTTGCTCCTTCAAAGTCGCCCTTGCGGGCATTGCTAAAGACGCGAAGCAGTTGCGGCGAGTTGCCGTCAGCTTCGTGCCGCCTACTACGGTGAACCCATGTCACTTGAACCGTGGATCAGGTATTGCAAAATCTCACGGTACGTTTTAGTTTCCTCGTCGTACTCGCCAGTGCTGATCTGCAAAACAGCAGGCGGATCGAATACCGCCATCTGCGCCATCACTTGCAACCGCAAGGTGCGGACTGAGGCATAATCCCTTGCCACTACGTCAAGCTGCACGCGCGCCTCAGCCGTGGAGTCGTCACCATCGCCGCAGATGTCCACGATTGGATTCGTGTCGATGCTGTAGCGGATAGCGGGCCACGTCGGGATCGCTGGCGGCTGCGGGAATACTTCCGGCGCGACACGATTGCCAACCAGCGTCTTTAGCGCCGAGAACAGATTGTTTTCCAGAAGCATTATGGCTTCCCTTTTGTTCTGGCCTTCGTAAACTTACGAGTTGCAGCAGCCATGCCATCCTTTAATACCTTACGCATTACCTCAGGCGATCCCGCCTTCTTCTGGTCAAACGCCGGAACAAGGAACGGTTTTGCAGCCAATTTCACCGTTCCGAACTCAAGGAACTTCCAATAGAACTTAGGCAAAGGTTCTGGATTCTTCGCGCCTTTACCGGGATTATTCGCCTTCTTTCCTCCAACGCTAAACACCCCTACCGCTACAAACTCTCGTCCCGGCGGGTTGGAAGCCTTTGACATACGCCTGACGCCGATAGCATCTTCAACGTGCAATGGCTCATCCCCGCGCTTCCATCTTGACTTAAAGATGGATTTCGCAGTATCGCTAACCTCTTTCCCGGCCGCGCGTGCCGCCTTGCGTACCAGCCTGCGCTTAATTTCTTCAGAGAATTTGGACAGGTTGCGCCCCAATTCGGATAGCCCTTCGACACGAACCGTTACACTAGCCATCGTTTTTCCCCGACACGCACATCATCTCTAGTTCACGATTCGCCAAATTCAAATTTGATACTCCGATGATGTTGTATATGGTTGATCCCACGCGTAAGCGCCATGTCGCGTCTATATCTTGAATGATAGGTGCCCACCGTAGCCTAATCACCGTATCCAAGTCTGCCAGTATTTGATTCGCCGTCAGACGCTCACGTACCCCGGATGGAGCAACGCTGCCCCACACAGTAGCAACCAAAACCCACGTCGTCGTCATAGCACCCGACGCGCCCTGCGTCTCCTGCGGGCGCTCAACGATCACCCGCTGCCTAAGTTTGCCTGCTATCATGACAGCGACAACCGAAGACGATACGGCAGCAGCAAGGCGTCCACCGCAAACGATAGTGTGGACCGAATCGTGCCTATCACCACCGCCTCCCTGTTCTCGTACCAGTTACACACGAGCAGCAGCATCGCCGCGCGGATCGCTGCCGGAAGCGGGCGATTGTTCGGGCTGTCCTGTGCACTCGTATAGCCTACCTCATACCGCACCCGAACCGCGTTGACGACTTCATAGGTCGCAGGCCACTCCGTGTTCAGCAGCGGCAGCACCCACCCCGGTTCTTGATCGTTGTCGAGAACGTACAGCCCCGACGACAGGGTTTGCTGATTACCGTCGCCGTCGATGTACTTGATGGACGTAATACTGGCGATGGGCGACATGGGCAACTGAATTTCGTTGTCGGGGAAATCGTCCAGCACGACCTCCACCGTCTGCGGAGCCAGCGCCCGCCGCACGTACTGCTCGCAGTATTCGCGGGCAGCAGACACTAGCGACATGATCAGCGTATCGTCAGGGTGGAATGGCGGGCTGCCATCGTCTGGGGTCACGCGCAGATCCAACCGCGCCTCCTCAATCGTGATCGGCTCGGCTGTCGGTGGAGTGATTACCTTGAAGGTCATGATGGTTTCCGTTTCGCGCCTTGCGCGTTGAGCCTTCTTGATGTCGGCACATTGTTCCGGCCCGATGTCTGCTCATTGTGTCGGCCGGTTGCTGCGGCGTTGCTCCTAGCGTCTACTCCTGCGGCACTGTTGCGACCCGTGCGCGGGCTTTCCAGCTTGGCGTAATGCTTCGCCACCAACACCAAAGGCGCAAGGCCGGTGATCTCAATGTGCCCCGACCCGACCTCGATAGACGACACCGAGACAGACGGAGCGTGCCCGTTGAACTCGATCCGCCCAACGTCAGGGATCTGAACAACACGGTGATCCGTAACGATGATCTGCGGACCAAAGCCGATGATCTCAAGCTGCGCGTGGCCGGGTTGCGCGACAAGCCCTTGCAGCAGGCTGGGCGCAAAGCCGTTAATGACTAACGTGCCTTGTGCAGGTTGCGCGGAACGTTGGTCCGACGCCGTAACCTGCGGAGCCAATCCGTTGATGACGACCGCGCCCACTCCCGGCTGCGCGACAACGTTCTGCGTCGTGCTTATAGTCGGCTGCTGCCCCGATACAACAACCGCGCCCACACCGGGCAATACCGATTGGTTGTCCGCAGTCGATACGGTAGGCTGTTGCCCATTGATGACTACGCTACCGGCTCCGGGCTGAACGAATGTGTTGATCAGTGGTTGCGGCGCTAGACCAGCAACGACGACAGCGCCCGCTGCCGGTTGAACCACTGCACCACGCACCACCGTCGGCGCGAGGCCAGATACAACTATCGCGCCCTGCGCGGGCTGCACCGTCGCATCCACTTTGACCGTGGGCGCAAGCCCTGCCACCACGACCGTGCCCTGCGCGGGCTGCACAACAGCACCAGCAATCAGCGTCGGTGCTAGACCTGATACGACAATCGTGCCTTGCGTCGGCTGAACAACCGTGCCACGCAACAGCGCCGGGGTTTGCCCCGATACCACGATGACACCAGTTGCGGGCTGTGTGACTGTGCCCGCAACCATAGTCGGTGCGAGTCCCGAAACAACAATGGCACCGGCATCAGGTTGTGCAACAACGTTTCCCGTCTGTGCGATGACAGGCGTAAGCCCGGATACAACCACCGATCCCTGCGCGGGCTGTACGGTATGGCTGTCGCCACTATTGATCGCAGGAACCTGACCGCTGAATACCACCATGCCAACATCGGGCTGGACTATAACGTTCGCCGTCTGTGCGATTGTCGGCGCAAGGCCGTTGAACACGACCGAGCCAACAGGCACATCGATGATTGCGTTACTCAGCAGGCTCGGCTGCTGCCCTACGAATATGACCGACCCGACGCCCGGCTGGACGACGGTGCCACGAACCAGTGACGGAGCGGCGCCTTCAAAGACAACCGTGCCCGCGTCGGGCTGGACAACGCTCCCGGCCACCAGCGTGGGAGTCTGCTCGCTGAGTACAACTGCGCCGACACCCGGCTGTACGACGGAACCCGCGACCAGTGTCGGCGTCTGCCCACTTACTATGATTGCGCCGACGCCGGGCTGCACCGTTTGCTGATCCGACAGCGACAGCGATGGAGCAAGACCTGAGAAAACAACCGCGCCTGTTCCGGGCTGGGCTACGGAACCTGTTACCGACGTCGGGGTCTGACCGCTGACAACGATGCTACCGACGCCCGGCTGGACGACGGAACCCGCAACTAGCGTTGGCGTTTGCCCGCTGACAACTATGCTGCCTGCGCCCGGCTGCGTTACAGCGCCAACAACGAGGGTTGGAATCTGACCACTGACAACGATACTTCCGGTAGACGGCTGAACGACAGCGCCCCGAACCAACGCTGGAGCCTGACCACTTATGACGACGGAACCGACAGCAGGCTGAACGACGGTGCCTGCCCCGGCGGTAACAGTCGGAGCCAAACCTGAGAAAACTACAGCGCCAACAGGTACGGAAACAGACAGCGCAACAGATGGCACCGAGAACTGAATCCATGTAACAAGACCAAGCCTACTCAACACCAACGTCGGGGTCTGACCGCTGACAACAACAGAACCAACACCGGGATGTACGACGGTGCCACGGACGATGGCTGGCGCGAGACCGGAGACAACTATCGTTCCTTGCGCGAGCTGTACTATAGAGTTGACTGGTGACTGCGGCGCTAAACCAGAAACAATAACGGTACCGACGCCGGGCTGTACGATGGAGTTGACTAGCGGTTGCGGCGCGAGTCCATTGAAGAGGACCGCGCCCGTGCTAGGTTGCACCACGCTGCCCGCGACAAGCGTGGGCGCTAGACCGCTGACGACGACAGCACCGACGCCGGGCTGAATAATTGTTCCAGCAACTACAGTAGGAGCAAGTCCAGAAACGACGACGCTGCCCACGTTCGGCTGCGCGACGACGTTCAGTGTCTGGTTTAAGGTAGGAGCGAGACCGCTGACGATAACGGCGCCGACGCCGGGTTGCTCTACGCTGCTAGTAACCAACGAAGGCTCGAGACCGCTGACAACAACCGCGCCGACACCGGGCGCGTCCGTCACCGCGTTGTAGCCCCCTACGACATCAACGCCTACTTTGTCCCGACCGATAACCAAACCAGCCATTTACAGCAACTCCGCCGTGGAGGACTCCAACGTGATTTCGTTCGACGCGCTCGCCGTGCCGCCCATCGTCCATTGCACCGTCAAAGCGCGGTTCGCATTGTCGGTGTTGACCGCCGCCGTGCCAGCCATCTCCCACGATACCGGGCGATTGGCTACAGCAAGGGAACCGGCCATGTTGCCCGCCTGCCCCGCCGTCGGCGGGACGTGCGCCGCCGTCACCACGTTGGTCATGATGCCCATTCCCATCAATTGCTGGTCACTCGCGCCTTGCTGGACTATGTCGAAGTTGAGCCACCACGCACCGCGATCCGCGTCCGCTGTCGCGATGATCTGCGTATCCGCAAACATCGTCGTGCCGCCGAAGGCAATGGTAAGAATAGCCGTCGGCAAAGTGGCCGCGTTGAACAGGTACGTCCCGCCACACCGCACCCGCAGAGTCTTGCCCGTAGCCATCAACCCGTCGGGCATCGTTACCGTGAGGTAAGTTCGGATCGCGACATCATTATTGACTACTACCGCTGTCGTGGTTTTGTGAATTACGATTGGCCCTTGCTGGCGCAGCACCCGCATATCGATGCACTGCGACGTGGCGATGGCCGTGTCATTCTCCGGGACGTACACGGCTGCTAGCACCACATCGTTCGCAGTTTTCGCTGCGGGCTTCGGAGCCGCCGCCGCCGTGCCTGCTCGCACCGCTATGGCCCCGGCCGAGGTGATGACGATCAGATCAATCCGAGGATTCGTGGCATCTGCGGCGGTAATAGTCGCGTTCGCCGCCGCTACCGCAAACATCGTGCCGTTGGACAGCACCCCGCCCTTCGCCACGGCTGGAGTCATACCGGCACTGCCCGTAACAGCGCACCCACTCAGCACGCAGTCGATGCCGTTGATACCGGCAACAAGTACGTCCATATACTCCTGAAACAGAATGCTCTGGATGGTGCTGTCGCCTTCGCCGTCGTCAGGAAGTGTCCAAGCCATTGTTATGCCCTCGCTACGCCGCGAATGCGGAGATTTGTATAATCAGTGATCGAATCGGCCACTGCCCCGCTCAATGTGCGTGAGCGCTGCACCACACTCGCCGCCACGGTGACATTCTCAGTCCACGAATCAAGCACCGTAGTATTCTGCACAAGGTTCAGATCAAAATTGGTGTCCTGTCCAATCGCTTGCAGACGCACCGTTACCGTATGGTCGCTGCTGGACAAGGGGTCGTTTACCGAAGTCAACCTTACCTCGAATTGCTGCGTGGTTGGGTTAGCCGGTGAATAAATGTAATCAGCATCGTCCGCTGCAACTTCATCCAACATCGCGTACAAATCCGGGCCGCTCGACGGTAACCATCCATTCGCAGCAATATCAGAAATCGGACGTGAATATTGAAGAACAACAACGCCAAGAGGAGCAAATACGTTTCCCGCGGACCAAAACCCGCCAATGGGAAAGCCCGCGTCCTCCCCCTCAAGGTATCCCGGTGCCCAAGCCTCAATGGGAGCGAAGAAGAACATGGTCAGTCAGCCGTCCAGCCGAACACGCCCGGCTCCCACACGTTCGCGGCGTAGTCGCTTGTCCACGTCTTGCTGTTGTGCCTAACGCGAGCGCCAAGCGGGTACGCATCGCCTGCGCCAGTCGGTTGCACCCACTCTGGGATCGTCGGAACGCCGCCGGGAGCGATCATTGCAGTTTCGCGCCAGCCCGACACTCCGGGTGCCCACACGTTCGCGTCGAGCAGCGACATCCAAATCTTGCTGTTGTGCCGCACGATGGCGTCCTTGGCGTAGGCGTCGTGCGCCCCGGTCGGCTGAATCCACGCGGGGATGTCCGTCGTCGCGTCTTGCCAACCTGACACTCCCGGCTCCCACACGTTACCCGCGATGGTGGAGCGCCACCGCTTGCTCGCGTGCGCGACGATGATGCCAATTCCATAGGCGTCATGCGCTCCTTCGGGCTGCTTCCACGGTTGCGCGAAGTCCTCATGCACCACATCGTCAGGGTAGTAGACCCAACCATCGGGAGGCGTGCCGCCGCCAGCGTAGTCGGCCGTGTAGATTTTGTACGTCGGCGTGGCAACGAACTTGTGCGCGATGCACAGTTCGCCGTTATGAATTTTGACAAGTCGTCCCATGATTACCCCGTTACCGTCCAATTTTTCGTCGTGGCAATGGTAGTGTCATCAGATGCAGTGCCCCAGTTGTTCGATACCGTGATTGTTTTTGTTGCTGTAGCGAGGCCCGTGTAAATCTTGTTCAATTCAGCAGCCGACAGTTCGCAGAAAGCGTAGGAGATTGTGTTGGCGGTTCCCGATAGGGCCGCTGATTTAAGTGACGAGCAAGTCGAAAACATGTTTGCATAATTGGTTGACTCTCCCGATGTAACGAACAACGGCACCGAAGTGAGGGAGTAGCAGACGCTGAACATGGTGGTGAAGTTCGTCCCAGCGGCGGTGTTGAGCAACGGCACCGAGGCGAGTGAGTAGCAGGAGTTGAACATGCTGGTGAAGTTCGTCCCTGCGGCGGTGTTGAACAATGGCACCGAGGCGAGTGAGTAGCAGGAGTTGAACATGCTGGTGAAGTTCGTCCCAGCGGCGGTGTTGAACAATGGCACCGAGGCGAGTGAGTAGCATCCGGTGAACATGCCGACAAAGTTCGTCCCAGCGGCGGTGTTGAACAATGGCACCGAGGCGAGTGAGAAGCAGGAGTTGAACATGCTGCCGAAGCTCGTCCCTGCGGCGGTGTTGAACAATGGCACCGAGGCGAGTGAGAAGCAGCTGGTGAACATGCTGCTGAAGCTCGTCCCTGCGGCGGTGTTGAACAGCGGCACCGAGGCGAGTGAGAAGCAGGAGTTGAACATGCTGCCGAAGCTCGTCCCTGCGGCGGTGTTGAACAGCGGCACAGAGGTGAGTGAGTAGCATCCGGTGAACATGCCGACAAAGTTCGTCCCGCGTACCACCGTCCCCGTCCCATCCGTCGTCAACGTCAGCGCCGTGTCACCGTAAGTGCTCGCCACCTTGAACGTATCTGCCGCCTTGTCGCGGACGAAATACGCCGTGTCTTTGGTAATACCTGTAGTCGAAGTGATCGCCGTGAATATGACGTTATCGCCGTCACGGAAGTCGTGCGCGGTCAGTCCTACGGTGTCCGTTGAGTCCGTAAAAGTGCAACTTGCACTAGCAGCGGCAGTGGAACTGGTAACAACGTTCTGAATACTCTCCAGCGAACGACAGGTATAGAGCAGATTCCTTAGCTGCCGCAGATCGCTGGCGACTAGGTTGAATTGTTGCAACAACGAGTGCGAGATGACTTGCGTCGCCCCTCCCGGCGTCTGCACCCCGAAACGCAAGTCGGTCATGTACTGCGCGGAAATCGCAACGTCCAAGAAACCAGACGAGTACACTTGCAACCCCGACGTGCTGTGCTTGATATGCAGGTCCAGTTTGGTAATGTTGCCGCCGTTGGGGACGACGGTCACGATCACTTGCCTGTACTGCGGCACATAGACATTGCCCGAGCCGTTCGTGGTCAGTGTCAGGGCCGAGCCACCCGCTGTCGTCGCCACCTGAAACGTATCCGCCGCCTTGTTGACGATGAAGTACGTCGTGTAGGTTGAGATGCCCGTCGTAGAGGTGATCGTGTTGAACGCCACTTGCTGCCCGTTGTCCCAACCGTGTGCCGTCAGCCCAACCGTATCGCCCGCATCGGTGAAGGTGCAGGCAACGGCGGAAGCGATGCCAACATCCGAAGTCGTCGCAGCATTGGCGTAGGGAATGTTGTATTCCGCCGTCACGCCGCTAGATACGTTTGTTGTCCCGGTGCCGTCGCCCCAATCGACCGTGAAGTTGCCATCGGCGCTCAACGCCACGAAGTTGCTGTCGGGGAATACAGCGTGCAGGCCCGCGAACTTCTGCAAGCCCGTCACGTCGGGCAACGCCGTCCACGACGCAGGCCGCACCCACGGCGCGACAGGCGCATTCCCGATGTTGCGCTTCGACGCGAACGCGGGGCCGCGCAAGTCACGGATGCTCATTACGTTATCTCCGCCCCGATTACGTTATCTCCGCCCCGAACAGCGAGAACGCGACGTTGGCGTGGCCCGCGTACACCGTCACCACGTCCGTCGTCGCCAGCGAAATGCCGAGCGTCAGCAGCACCGAATCGTACTGATTCACTGGCGCGTCATAGACGAGATAGTGCTTCGGGTCCAGCGTCGCCCCGGCAGGCCGCACCGCAACTCGGAACGTCGTGCTGACGCCCACGTTGCAGATCGAGAGCGTCGAGCAGACCGCCGACATGGACGACGGCACCGTGTACAGCGTCGTCGCCGTGGTCGCAGCCGGGTTGTTTTGCCCGAGCACCTTATAGGCGGTTGGCATGAGAGGTTCCTATGATCAATGCATCTCGAAAATGCCGAGCGCGTTGAACTGGATCGTCAGCGTGTTCGGGCTGGTCACCGTGAACTGCGCTGTGGACAGCTTTGACCAACACAACGCCTTGCCGCCGGAGAAGCCGATCACGCCATACTTTACGTTGATCAGCGACGAACCCGACGCCGTGAACACCAAGTCCGCAGCGTTGAACTTGTAGCTTTTCGCCGATGCGCCAACCGTCCAGATCATCGTCGCCAGTGCCTTGCCGTTCGCCACGTAACCACCGCGCGCCGATATCTCACCAGTCACACCCGCGAACGTCGAGAGCGTGAACGTAGACGCATTGCTGCCGCTGTTGGTCAGCTTCAGCTTGAACGCCGTCGTGCCGAGCACCAGCGTGCCATTGCCGATGTATTTCTTTGCCGTGTTGTACAGTTGAAACGCAGATGCCGCCATGATAGTTACTCCTTCTGTTGCGTTGAAAAGACCGCGCCGGTCGATACCATATTGGCGATAAGACCGTCACCGTAGACCGCCAACTCAACTTCATCGCCCATGAACTTTACGATGTCCCTAAACTCACTCGCCTGCGACAACATCCAAGGCGTGCATTCAAACATTCGGTCACCACAAGTCACAGGCACCAGAGGTTCGTTGTCGTTCTCCGTCTGCGCGTAGGCGTGATGCTGTTCCTTAGTCACACACGAATCGAAGCCGAAAAGATGCAGCCTCCAAAAGCCAAGCATCCTTAGCAGCGGGATGGCCCGCAGTACCACGGTCGATCCGCCCGGCACCGGAAAGTAGTAGCCCATCTTGTCCTGCACAAATCTGTCGTTCGCTTCCGTCAAGCCGGAGTGCCAGAGGAACGTCTGCTCATACGGCAATCCTTCCAGCGTTGACGGATGCGCCTGCGACCCGATCAGGTATTTGGTGTAGGGCGTAATCGGCCGCGTGAACCGCGCATTGAATGCCCGCGCGTCGAGAACAATCTGTACGCTCGGCTCCAGTCCATGTTCCAGCGCCCACGCATAGGCACCATTGACAGTCACCAGCCCCGCGCCTTCTGCGCGCAGCTTTTTGATTTCGTCCAGTTGCCCCGCAAGGCTAGGCCCTCCGGCCAACAGCACGACCTCACGATTTTGTTTGTCACGCGGGACAACGTGTTGCCATCCGGCGTTGACGTTCGCCACTACCTGCGCGTCCACTATCTCCTCGGTCACGTTGATCTTGCCACCGACTAATACCTCCGTCGCGTCCTTCCAATTGCTGCAATACACCATGCAGCGATTGACGTCGGATGCTGACCAATGAATCACCGCCCCTAGGCTGCGTAACTGATCCAGCCACCACACGGCAGGTTTCACCGTCAGATGCAATGGACCTATCCCAAACTTGCGGCCGTGCAGATCATCGAACAGCGCGATGCAAAAGAAAACGTGGTGCGCGCTGCCTAGAATATTCCGTAACACCTTCGACACGTCTTCGGTCGGAACGTGCTCCATCACATCCACGCAGTAGCCATACGGTGCGTGGAACGGCATCGTCTTGTTCAGGTCGCGCACGATGAACTTGAGGCGGTCCGGCTGCGTTACGCAAGCCTCGGCTACTTCCTTGTCGAGACAGTTCTTGGCGAAGTCCACCATAGTCACGCGCAGACCGCCCAATGCCGCCAGCATCAGCGCCCCGCGTCCGGTGCCACAGCCGAAGTCGATGCACTCGGCGTCACGCGTGACCCGCGCCTGCTGCAAGAAGGTAAGCGCGATCTGCTCTCCCGGCGCCACCTCGCGGTACTCATCCTTCTCCCATACCTTTTCGTAGCGCGCAATTTCTGGATTGGGCGTGTACGGCCGGATTGTCACCTTCGGAGCAAACCCCATCCCGCCGACTTCTGTGGTCTTCATCGCTGACTCGCCTCCGTCCATATTTCTGCATGTTCATCATGCTCATGCCCCTGCATCGCAGGAACGCCCAAAGTGTAATGAGCGATCATCGGGCGCTTCGGCTTCGGCTGCACACCCACCAACCAATTCGCCACGCCCGGCAAGTCACCAATCTCCGAATCCGCGAGCCAGCGAAAAGCGTGCAAGTCGCGTCCCGGCCACTGATTCAACGTCAGCAGGTTGAGCCGCTTGTTAGCAACGTGATCCACGTTCCACAAGATCACGCTGCTCCAGTTCTTGCGCTGATAAACCGTCTGCACCTGCCCATCCATCTTGAACCCTGTCGCAGTCAGCGGAGGGTGCTTTACTACCATCACCGCCTTATCGTTGTCGGCAAACTCCAGCAACTCGTGCGGGTCTTGCAGGAACACGACATCACAATCGACCGCGAGGCACCAGCCCGAATGCGCGAGCATCGGCACGAAGAACCGCGACACGGCGAACTCGGTCGACTGCGGCGCGCTACTGTTGAAATCCCACATCGTATTGCCGCGCCGATCCGTAGGGCGCGTCAGCAGCCCCGCTCCACGTAGCCGGTCCTCATACACCGGGAACACGTCGCAGTCAAAGCCGCGCGCAGTCTTAGCGGCAACGTCGAACGCTGCCTGCTCCCTGCTGTCGTGGCCGATGTAGACGCGCATACTCAACCGCCCGTCCAGTAGTGGCGGAATTCCGCTGCATTGGCTTCCGTCCTGCACGGTACTCCCTGCCCCATGGTCCTTGAATACTTGAACGCGCAAACCATCTGACCCGCGTCGGAGAACCACCGCGAGTCGTAAGAGCCTATCGTGTCACCACAGACCGCGCACACGCCGCGCACCGGCCCTCTGCCCGCGTTAAGTTCTCCGGCAGTCATGTCCTCACCGCCTCAATCCGAAAGTCCCGATGACCCCGCCCTGCCCGATGCCACTTTGTCGCCAACTCCTTTGCATCCGTGAATCCGTGCCGCTCAAGAAACGGCGACAGCGTTGCGAACGTCCAGCCCCACCGATGCACCATCAGCGGGTCGCACTCGCGCGGGTCGCCGTACAGCCCCCACATGCCAAGCTGATCTGGGTCTTTCCCGCCCTTCATGCGCCCGTCCAAAATGTTCTGGCAGAACTTGAACAGGTCAGGCATCTCCATAATCAACGTGCCGCGAGGCCGCAGCAGCCTGCGCCACTCCTGAATGATGTCGTCACACTCCCAACGATAGAAATGTTCCCACACATGAATTGCCATGATGCTCGTCGCACATCCGTCCGGTAAGTCAATCTTGCGAACATCGCTCAACAATTCCGGCGCACGCGGCGCCAGCGGACTCGCCTTGGCATCGACGTTAAACCACTCGTCAAGCACATGTCGCCCGCAACCAAGATTCAGGCGCAAATTGTGTTCAGGAATTGCCATGCTTCCTTCTGTTCGTCAGTGCGCCATTGCCACCACGTTAAGCGCCGCAGGAAATCAATGCGCTCCTCAAGCGACGGGTCGCACCTGTTGCGATACAGCCAGTACGCCGCCCCGTCCTCGCACTCGACCGGAATGCCCGCGATGCACGCATCCACCGCCACGTTGCTGTGCCGACACACCACCAGACTCGCGCCGCGCAGCGTGTCCGCAATAGGACCCAACTCCGACAGCGGCCAGTCGATGTGCTTGTCGCGGTTGATGACCTTGCCGCCATAGGACACTGGCTTTGGACGGTACAGTACCGAGTGCTTGGGGAATCGTTGTTTGAGTTCGCGCAGCTTCGTCATCTCCCAATCCGTCAGCCCAAGATGCGTCCTCGACTTCGGCCCCATCCCAATCACGATCACCGGCCCTCCCGGCGCTGCGTCAGTACGCAGATGCGGGGGACCAAAAGCATCCAGCCTGCTACCGTCCGAAGGCGTCGCGTCGAAGTCGCGCCACGGATGATTGTGGTCAACGCTCACCCGCAGATACGACACTCCCGGCAACTTCCCGGCACCGAGATAACCCAAGTCCCAGCACGCTGCCTTGCCACCATTCGCAATCTGCCGATGCCGTGCCGCATCCCTCACCACCGCACCGGGACCGAACAACGCCAGCCAATCGCTGCCGCCCCGGAAAGTCTGCGAGATTGTCGTTGCCATGTCGAGGCTCTGCGCCGCAGCGGCGATCTGATCAAGGAGCGCGGTGCCGATTACCGACTCCTCGCCGGTCCTCAGAATTTCAACTGACCGAGCCATGACCTGTACGTTCCCGCTGTTGCCTTCAATGTGATATCGCCCTCGCGCAAATCAGCCGACACCGCGCGCCTAGTATGCACGTCGGTTAGGTAGTCGAAAGCAGCGCTCAACTCCTCGCGGTTATCCGCCCACTGTATCCCGCCTTTCGCTGTCTCCACGTAACCGCGTTCCCGATTCACGACGCAAGGGGTTCCTGTACCTTGCGCGTTCGCCAGCTTCACGTTCGACTTCCAGTGCTGCGCGGCGTAGCCCTTGTGTGATCTCATCGCCACCACAATGTCCAAGTCCGCAAGGTGCGCCGGGTTGACTATGAACCTCCACCCGCGCATGGCGCTTTCTACTTGCAGCGTTTCATTCCACGCGCCAAGGTAATTGGCCGAACCCTCATAGCCCACCGTCTGCACACGCAAACGGATAGGATTGGGCATCTGGTTAGGACGCGCATGATGCGGCAACGTGAGCACGGGCACGCCGAACTCGGCGCAATCTGCTGCCATCGCCTGCGTCGCAGCGACGATGCCAACCGGCTTGATCGCCTGCACTTCCTCACGCAGCCACTTCAGGCAAGTCTCCCTGCCCCATGAATTGCCTTCCGGCTGCGGCCATGCGTCAACGATATCCCAGACAATCGGGACGCCCACCGACTTGATACGGTGCAGCAGATCGGGCTTCGGTCGCTTCACCATTACCACAACATCGTAACCCTTGATCTTGCTTGCGTTACGCTCGACCGTCGCCCCAATTGCTGCACCCAATTGCTCGCCGCGTATCGCCCAACTGCCCGATCCGCTGCGGCTGGTGACGAGAATCTTTACGTTACCGTTAAGCATATGCTACGCATTCCTGACAAGGGGTTCCGCTGACATCACCGCGCAGATGGGCCGCACGTAGTAGTTGAAACTTCTCGCTATTCCACGCCTCCATGAATGTCTGTT